GGCCGAGGAGGATGTTGCGATCGCCGGCGGCATGCACTCGATCTACGGAACCAGCGTGTTCCGCAAGGTCACGGTGCCGACAGAGCGCCGGGCTGTCATTCGGGGCCTTTTCGGCGATCGTGCTGAGCGGCTGGCGTGGTTATTCTCAACAATCAACCGGCCAGCCTGCCTTGAGGGCACCGAGCCGGTGCTGGATTGGCGCACCAAGCAGGTGACAGAGATCACGCCGCAGGACTTCGAAGACCTACAGTTGATTGAAGTGGCCAATCTGGGTGATAATGGATCGACACTGGCGAAATATCCCTGCCTCAAAAAGATCAGGGACAACCACATGGCTCCCACATGACCGATCTCCGACACCTCGCGGCCAAGATCCTGAAGCACTATGCCAGCAGCGACGACAAGGCGCTGGCGGGCCTGGTGGACACTATTGTCGCTGGGAGCCCGTTGGATCGGGGTGAAAAGGGGCTTGTCCCAATGGTGTCCGCTGAAGAGCGCAACCTGCTGAAGATGCTGGGCGGCTACATGGCCGAGGCCAACGAGCGCACACCCTTGGCGCTGACGGCGCAGGGCTGCGGCGATGACGGCGGTGGCGACGGAGGCGACGGCGGCGGTGGCGACGGTGGCGACGGAGGCGACGGCGGTGGTGGCGGCGACGATGACGACGACGATGACGACGACGATGATGATGATGAAAACGATGATGCACCAGACGATTTTTTTGTAGAAAAATATGGCCCAAATTTTGATCCGCGGGATTATTACGGGCCTGAAGCTTATATCGGTGCGCGCGGCAGCTCTGCATCTGGCTCAAGTTCTCTGACGGAAAATGATCCTAACGAAGATTCTGTCAACTCAGACGATTTTTCTGAAAATGAAGCCGAGTCTGAAGATGACCCGGCTGATCTCCCGGCGCTCAATGCCGTCGAGGCGGCATACAATGTGCAGTCTCTAAATCCCGCCACAACAACATTTGAAAGCTTTACTGCTGCTATGCAGGAGGCCGCTGATAAGGGTGTCCTTGGCGACTTCATGGCCCAGAATCAGGCCGCATACTCATCGGTGCAAAATACGGTGTCGCAAGACCCGCAGTCGCAATCGTTTTTTAACGATGCGCTTGCCGCAGCTTACGAAACTGCTGCTGCTGTTTCTGCCAGTCAGCAATCATCTTTGGAATCAGCCCGAGCAGCGGCTGAGCGCGGCGAGCTGGAATCTTGGCTGTCAGAATACAGCAACTTGAATCCGGGTGTGTTTAACAGCAACTTCGTGGCACTAGATGCGCTGAACCAAGAGGCGCTTGGGCAGCAGGCCATGGCTGCTCAGCAGGCAGCCGCGCAGGCGGCGTCAAACCCTTACGGCGCACTGAACGTCGGCGCCAACTTTGCGTCTCCCGAGGCGCAGGCATACAGCGACAATTTCGGCTTCGGGCCGCTCGGTAACCCCTCATCCGCTATGAACGCCGGGCCAACGACATCTGTGGGCAGCATGATCGGCGCCCCCGATAACGCAACATGGGGCGGCCCGGCTGCTAACGCGACGGGTGCGGTTTCAGATAACTCGTTTGGCATCTCTTACGGGGATCCTTCTGACTTTGATTCTCCTGAATCGCAGTCATACAACAACAATTTCAGCCTTGATTATTACAACCCTCCAGCCCCCATGGACGCCGGGCCAACGACATCTGTGGGCAGCCTAGTCGGCGCGCCTGATCAGGCAACGTGGGCAGGACCTGCAGCGAACGCGACGGGCGCGATCTCGGGTAACTTGCTTGGGAATCCTTCTGACCTTGCCAGCCCGGACCAACAAACCAACGCGCCAACGGAAAGCCCGTATGGCCCGGCCCCGGATCTCACGATTAACAAGGACTTTTCAAATTCTAATCCGCAGGACACAAGCTCGACCGGCTATAACAACCAGGACATGAGCTCGACCGGCTACAACAACCAGAACATGAGCTCGACGGGGTATAACAACCTTGTTGAGCTTGTCGGCGGGCGGGATGCGTTTAATGCCGCCTATGGCCTTGGGGGCGACGGCGCTGGTATTGTCAGGCCATTGCCGCAGCCCTCAATCGGGATTAGCGTGCCAACCCCATTGTCATCAGTGTCGCCGGCCCCTGCGCCCAACACTGGCCGGGTGTTCTCCCCCTTGGCCAATTATGCGAACTATGGCGCCGGTCCCGAGCATAGGTTTTATATGGCCGAGGGCGGGATGGCTTCTTTCCCGTCCATGGCCTACACCGACGGGCAGAGCAGCATCGCAATGCCTCCAGGTCTTTCACCTTATGATACCGCCGGGGCTGACGTCCTGGGCGCAACGCCAATGTCTCCGCCGCCTGCAGCTGCTGCGCCCAACTTCACAAGCCCCGGCCCGCTGTCGGCGTTTATGAACCCAAACGCCGGGCAGTTCCCGTCGCAGATTTCGCAAAACCCAAATCTAGGGTATTCTCTGGGTCAATCCCCGCTTTCTCGACTGACAAGGCCGACCAATGGATGACGCAGAGCTCGACCAAGGCATGGAAATGGACCTCGCTGATGAGGTCTCTGATGTCGAGGAGAACGAGGACGGCTCGGCTGTCGTCACGATCGACGAGCCAGCTATGGCTGAGAACGCTGAGTTCTATTCGAACCTGGCCGAGGACATGCCAACGTCCGAGATGAAGACGATATCGACGCAGCTGCTGGAATACATCGATCGCGACAGGGAAGCCCGCACGCTGCGCGACAAGCAGTATGAGGAGGGCCTGCGCCGCACTGGTCTCGGCGAGGACGCTCCCGGCGGCGCCAATTTCCAAGGCGCGAGCAAGGTGGTCCACCCCATGCTCACCGAGGCGTGCATCGACTTCTCGTCGCGCGTCATCAAGGAGATCCTGCCACCCTCTGGCCCGGTGAAAGAGCACATCCTCGGCGACATCACCGTGGACAAGATGGAGAAGGCGAAGCGCAAGCAGCGCTTCATGAACTGGCAGCTGATGCAGCAGATGCCTGAGTTCCGCCCGGAGCTCGAGCAGCTGACGACGCAGGTTCCGCTGGGCGGCGCGCAATATCTCAAGCTCATGTGGAGCGAGCAGAAGAACCGCCCGACGGCGATCTTCATCCCGATCGACGATGTCTACCTGCCCTACAGCGCGACGAGCTTCTACAGCGCCGAGCGCAAGACGCATGTCCAGTACATCACCAAGCTCGAATTCGAGAAGCGCGCCAACACTGGCATGTATCGCGACATCGACCTGACGACGGCGTCTGAGCCTGAGCTCACCGGCTCCCAGAAGGCGAATAACAAGATCGAGGGCCGGGAGCAGACTAGCTACAACGAAGACGGCCTGCGGGTCGTTTACGAGATCTCCTGCTATCTGGACTTCGAGGACAATTTCGGGCTCGCACCCTATCTCGTGACGATCGACGACACCTCGAAGGAAGTGCTCGCGATCTATCGCAATTGGGAGCCGGATGACGAGAATCAGGAAGAGCTGGTTCACATCATCGAATTCCCCTTTGTCCCGTGGCGCGGTGCCTATCCGATCGGCCTGCCGCACATGATCGGCAGCCTGTCTGCGGCGGCCACCGGCGCCCTGCGGGCTCTGCTCGACAGCGCGCACATCAACAATTTCCCCGGCATGCTGAAGCTGAAGGGCGGATCTCGCGGGGGCCAGACCGATCGCATTGAGCCGACGCAGGTGACGGAGATCGAAGGCGGCGTCGGCATCGACGACATCCGCAAAATCGCCATGCCGGTTCCGTTCAACCCGCCAAACCCGGTTCTGTATCAGCTTCTGGGCTTTGTGACGGAGGCCGCCCGCGGCGTGGTCCGCACGACCTTCGAAAAGCTTCAGGACCAGAACCCGAACCAGCCCGTCGGCACCACGCTCGCGATGATTGAGCAGGGCATGACGGTCTTCTCGGCGATCCACTCCCGCCTGCATAACTCTATGCAGATGACGCTGAAGGTGCTGCACCGCATCAACTCCCAGAACCTCACCGATGAATACATTGAGAAGGTCACCGGCGAGGAAATGTGCAAGGCGGCTGATTTCCGGGGCGTGATGGACGTGATCCCGGTATCGGATCCGAACATCTTTTCTGAGGCGCAGCGCTTTGCCCAGACGCAGGCAGTGGCGCAGCGGGCGCAGCTCAAGCCGGATCTCTACGACGCCCGTGCGGTTGAGGAGCGGATCCTTCAGCAGCTCAAGGTGCCGGACTACAAGGCCCTGATGGCGAAGCGACCCGAGCCGATCGAGCTCAACGCTGTGAACGAGAACCTCGCTCTGACGCTTGGGCGCCCGGTGGCGGCGTTCCCGATGCAGGATCACCTGGCGCACCTGCAGGTGCATCTGGATTATTTGAAGTCGCCGATGTTTGGCATGAGCCAGCTGATCGGCCCCGCGTTTATCCCCGGCGTGCTCCAGCACATCAAGGAGCACATAGTTTATTGGTACGCCCTGTTCATCTACAATCAGGCAAGCGCCGCAGCTGGCGTGCCGCTGGATTCTTTCATGGGCAGCAAGGACAAGGAGCTCAATGCCGAGGTCGATAAGACCCTGGCGATGGCCAGCCAGGCTCTCATGCCGCAGATCGAGGGTGCCCTTCAGGGCATCCCGCCTGTGCTCATGGAAGCCATGCAGATGATGCAGCAGCTCGGGCCCAAGCCCCCCGGCGACCCGACGCAGGTGCTTATGGCTGAGACGCAGCGCAAGGCGCAGGCGGATCAAATCAAGGCGCAGCTGGATCAGCAGAAGCTTGAGCTGGATCAGGTGCGTCTGGGCCTTGAGGCGCAGAATACACAGTCGCGCATGCAGCAGGCTCAGATCGAGCTGCAGGCAAAGGCGGCAATGAACCGTGAGGACAACGCCACGGCGAAGGAACTTGCTGTCTTTGAAGCCGAAATGGGCCGCAAGACGAATCTAAGCACCGGACACGGCATCGACCCATAAGTGAGGTAATACCATGGACAACAGCCTTATTCCCCAGCACAAGCGCCTCGCAATGGGCCTTGAAGTGAACAATGCGCCGACGGGCAAGAACCTTGTCAACGACAAGGTCACCCCGCACGCGCCCTATGGCATCCACAAGAACCTGAGCGGCAAGAACGACAAGCCCCCCAAGTCTGGACTTTCTTCCTTCAATGCCAAGAAATAATTCCTTGACATGAGGAAGATATGATTGAAATCATCATCAAGCGTCTACTCGAACAGCAAAGTCGAGTAGCGCATGAAACTTTAGAGCAGCCTGGCGACGGCTCACTGTTTGAGTACGGGCGCCGAGCAGGTATTTACGCCGGTCTGGGTCGCGCTGTTGCGATCATTGAGGAGACCTTGGCACAAGGTGAAGAGGATGAGGCGCATGACAAAAAACGTCGTGTCAGACCAGCATACGGAGAATGAGAACCTTTTTCCGGTTGTTGACCCTAACGTGGACCCGTTTGGATCCCGCGTTCTGGTCCAGATCCGCCGTGCGCGCACACGCAGCCGCGGTGGGATTATTTTCTCGGATCATACAAAGGACACCGAGCTCGACAACACATGTGTTGCCAAGGTGATCTGTGTCGGCCCGCTGGCCTTCAAGAACCGGGGCACAATGGAACAGTGGCCCGAGGGCAGCTGGTGCACGGCGGGTGATTATGTCTTTGTGCCGAAGTATGGCGGCCTCCGCTGGGAGCTCCCCTGCACGGCCACCGGCGACTATGGCGACAAGGTCCAGTTTGCGATCTTCGATGATCTCAACATCACTGGTCGCGTCAAAGATCCCTTTTCCATCAAAGCGCACATCTGAGGAGCTGACACATGAACAGCACCGACAAGGCTGAACTCCAGGAAGAAGTCGAAATCATCGAAGGCGTTGACCCCGAGATCGAGGACAATGAAGACGAAGATGAAGACGTAAGGCTTTCCGACAGTCGCAACGACGAGGAAGATTCTCGGCGAGAGGCCAAGCGCCTGGAGCGCCGGCGCCGTAAGGAAAACCAGCGCTTCGCCCGCGACAAATCCAAGGAAGAGATGGAATGGCTGGTCAATCAGAACCAGCTGCTCCAGAAGCGCCTTGAGGCCGTCGAAGGCTTCGCGATCCAGAACCAGCGCGGCAGCCTCGACCAGAACTACACGCAGGCCATCTACAGCGTGCAGGCGACCGAGCAGGCTCTGGCCAAGGCGATCGAGGTTGGCGACGGGGCACGGGTGCCGGAGCTGCTTCGCCAGCGCGACACCGCTATGGCCCGCGCGGCTGAGATCAACCGTGTCAAGCAGAGCTTCGATACGCCCCGCGCGCCGCAGCAGCCAACTGAGGTGACGGAGCGAGCCCAGAAGTGGGCGTCTCAGAACACCTGGTTCAACGCCAACAGCACCGACCCCGATTCTGTGACCGCCAAGCAGGTGGACG